AAGAATCCCAGATACAAATACTGGGACGGAACTATTCGCCTGTACTCCCCTGGTACAGGTGAGTTGTATCATGGTCTCATGAAACACCTACAGGTGTGGGCGGATGAGAGACAGTATACAATTGAATATGAAAAGAATGACTGGTACGGAGATGTATCTGACGACAATAAATTCGTGTCTCCTGCTGGTATAAAAACTTTTATGGACAAAATTGTCCGACCAGAAATCAAACCTCGTGACTACCAATATCGCGCAGTCTACGAAGCTATTAAATATAACAGAAAACTTTTACTTTCGCCTACGGGAAGTGGGAAGTCTCTGATGATCTATTCCCTCGTCAGATACTATACTGCTACCAACAAGAA